TTTATTACAACCGTCTTATTGTCATTTCTCAGCCACTGAAAAATACAAATCCCCTTTTTATAATGTGTAAATTTGAAAAGATTTATTCAAGTTAACACTTTATAAAGTATGAACATTTACGAACAAATTTTGGCAGGACTTAAAACCAAATTTCAAGGGGTTGAGGATGCCACCCTTCAGCGTATTGCAAGCAAGAAAGCTGAAGGAGTAACGGACGAGAGCAAGGTAAACTCAATCGTTGAGGGTATCTCCTTTCAAGACGTTCTAACAAGTTATGGCGACTATCGGGCTGATGGTGCGCAGAAAACCGCAGTTTCGAACTACGAGAAGAAACACAACATCAAGGACGGAAAGCCAATCGAGGAACCAAAGCCACAAGACCCACCGCCAACACCAACTCCACAGACAACGGAACAAGTGCCAGCATGGGCGCAAAGTCTTATTGATTCTAATAAGACATTGAGCGAGAAGTTAGCTGCAATGGACGCAAAGACAAAGGCGGACGAACGCAACCAACAGATTGCAGCAGTGGCAAAGTCATTCGGTATCCCTGAATATGTCTATAAAGGAAAGCAAATCGCTGATGATGTAGACCTTAATCAGTACTTCACCGATGTAAAGCAGGAGATGCAGAATGGTGGATTCCAGTTCGCAAAGTCTCCCGAAGAGGGGAACCACGAACACAAAAGCGAGATTAGTTCCATTGCTGAACAAATCAACAAGGGAACACAAGAGATTGTAGAACAAAACAAAAAGTAATTTATGGCAGGATTTAAGTACAATTTGCCACCAAAGGAAGATCATGAAGAGCGTTACGATGTCTCTACTGGTCTTCGTCGCCGGGGCAATTACGTCCTTGATGTCGCAGGATTGATGGTAGGCAGCTATGTGCCTTCATTCACTCCTATTGCAGCCGACCTCAAGGCAAAGACCGCAAAGATTGTGGTTAATGTTCTCGTAAAGGAGAATGTTGGTGCAACTGATACCAAGGTAAAGATTGCTAAGGGTTCATACGTTGTTATGGGAACTATCCTCGGCAATGGCAATAAGGGGGCAACAGTTAACGCCATTGACAAGTCAAAGGCAGAGTATGACGAACTCACACTCAGTGCAGCTATGGGCGCATTGAAGACTGGTGATGTGTTGTTTGAGGCTAAGGCAGCAGACGGCACTACCCCTAAGAATGTCGCTAACTCTGCACTTTATGAAAGTCATAAGGTTGCAGACGGCATTAACTCCGTTGCACTCTTGCAGAGAGCATTTGAGATTGAACCAGAGAAGTTGGTAACTCCTTTCTCACAGAAGGACAAGGCTAACCTCCCTCACTTCCAGTTTAACGAGTAAAAGAAAGGGCACAGAATTATGATATTGACTATTCAATCATTATTTAACGAGCCTGCTATTGTAGGTGCAGTTATCAATCGTGTCCTTCAAACTCGTAAGGACGCTATCTATTGGCAGGAGTTCCTCGACTGGCGTAAGACCACCACACGAGTATTCAAGGACTATATCGGTTCTGTTCGTGGTGTGATGGCTGGTTCTATCAACTCGCAGTTTGGTGAGAAGCCAATCCGTGAGCGTAGAAACATGGGCGAGGGCTATGGCGAGATTGCTTATCTTGGCGACCGCTATCAAATGGACGTAAATCGCCTATCAGAGTTGCAGGATTTGCTCGATAAGTACAACGAGGCGAACGCAACAGGGCAGGTTTCAGCACTTAACGACATTATCAGTTTTATTTACGATGATTATCGTCAAGTAATGCTTGCTGCTCATAAGCGCATGGATTTGGTTGTTGGTGACCTCCTTATGACGGGTAAGGCCTCTGTTCGTAACAAGGACAAGGCAGTATCAGAGCAGAACGCCACAGAGTTCCTTAACATCGAGCTTCCTATGAATGCTATCGAGTTGCAGGATAGTGACGTTATAGACGGCACAAAGAAGAAGATGGTTACTTACCTCATGAACAAACTCAATGAGCTTGCGCCTGACTTTGGTAAGTACTCAAAGATGATTATGAGCCGTGGCACATTCATGAAGCACATCATCGGTTCTTCGGAGTTCGGTGAGATGTTTAAGATGCAGCTTGGTTCTAATCAGATGTATCTCTCTACTGGTCTTGTGACGTCTGCTCTTGCTTCTGACCTCTTCACGGGTATTGGTCTTCCTGCTATCGAAATCAAGGATGACTATGTGAAGGAACAGAACGGCAAGAACGTGCAGGTTTATGCAGATGGTCATATCACACTCCTCCCACAGGACAAGATTGGCTATATGCGTTACCACACTCCGTATGAGCAGACCGACCCTGTGCCGGGCATGACCTACACTCCTACTGGTGATGGTGATATGCTTGTAGCTGCTAATCGTGACCATAACGGACGTTACTTAGAGTACACCGCTGAGTGGATTCCACAGATTGCAGACCCAACTCTCATTACCACACTTGACCTTACCAAATTGACAAAATGAACGTAAGGGACTACATATCAAGCAAGTTTCAGTCCTTCGGCATACAAGTGTCGGAGGCTGACTTGTTGGATATGTCTCTCAATGCACGTGTGAATATAGAGGACGATGTTGATGCAGATATAATTGATAATATCTCTGTTGCTATTGCCCGATTTATTCCATCCCTTTTGCTTCGTCCTACATCTATCAATGAGAGCGGTTTCTCTATGTCGTGGAACACTCAAGGCGTAAAGGACTATTATTCTCTCCTTTGTAAGAAGTACGGATTGAAGGACGAACTCAACGACAATAAGCCAAAGATACGCATCTTATGATATTCGCACCACACATATTGCAGGTTAAAAGGGTAACTCCAATCCAAGAGGATGAGTACGGACACCCTATCCCTAATACGGGAGGCGAAGAGTGGATAACACTCTGTAAGTGCCGTTGTGATGACAACACAACAAAAGAGTTTAACTCTCCTAATGGTGATGTGTACAGACCTAACTACCACGTAGTATGTGAGATGAATGTCGATATTAAAGCAGGTGTTGAGGTTAGATGCCTTGAGGGCGAAAGCGTACGAGGAGAAGGTAAGGTTTACATTGTAAAGAATGCTAACTATTTCAATAACTCTGAATTATGGTTATAGATAGTGATTTCTCCGATGTAGACCAATTCTTTGATGACGTTGAGTGGGAGGTTCAGAAAGGTATGGTAGACGTGGGCGATGCAGCCGTAAAGGATGCAGAAGAAAGCGGAACATACCAAGACCACACACTTACTTTGAGAACGTCCAATACATTCGATGTAGACGAGGACGGACTGACATTAGAGAACTCCGCACCTTACGCCTCCTATGTCGAGGCAAAGGGATTTGAAGTTTTAAGCGGTTCAGCGTTGAGAGCAGAGAAGAAACTAAAAGAAATGTTTGAGTGATATGAATTTCGGAGAAGTTATTACAGCCCTGCAAAGTGGGAAAGCCGTAAGACGCAACATTTGGAGTGATGGTATTTGTGTTGTCAAGCAGATAGATTCTGACATCAAATCTGACATTGTACCGAAGATGCAAAGTCTTCCAAATGACGCAAAGGATTTTGTATTGGCAAGCGACACAAAAACTATTCATTACCGCAGTCAGTGTTTGAAACTGAAAAGGTATGCTGATGGTGGTGTTGTCGCTACGAATTACGTTCCCGATTGGACTGACATCTTCGCAAATGATTGGGAGATTGTAACTGAATAGAACTTATGATAGTAACTACCGATATAGCAGATATTCTCTACCGAGATTGCAAGGCGTTTGGGATAGAGATAGTTCCTTTCGGCAAGATCATTAATGGTGAGTTGAAAGATGAACGCATTACTATCCACGTGAAAGGACAGACACCGAGCAAGTATTGGGAGAAGTGTTTTTGTGACATCAATCTGTGCGTGCCCGATTTGGGGGTAAAAATTGCTAATACACTTCGATTAAAGGATTTGGAGCGAAAGGCAAAAGGACTCTTCAAAAGCGTAACGGGTGAGTTTGACGGAACAAGGTACAACTATGAGATAGATACTATCCACATTGAAGCGGACACTGCTTTGAAGTGCCATTTTATTAATTGTAGAATATTGTTTAACGCATTAAACGTAAAGTAAATATGGGAAAAATTTCAGCCGTCGGTATTAAGAAGATTTTTTATGCTGACATTTCCGTAATCAAGAATGACCTTACCGCAGCAACTGCAAGTACAATCATCAAGGCTGCCAAGACTGCTAAGAATGAGGTGATGAACGTGCATGGTGAAACATGGAACATTGAGGAGAGCGAGGCTTCTGTCACTCCATACAAGAACCAGCTCACGGGTCAAGCCTACCGCTATGACACCACCCAAGGAGATATTACCCCTCAGTTCTCAATCGGTCAGTATGACTATGCTGCCAAAGCTGCTCTTATGGGTGGTGAAGTCATCAAGAAGGGCGGTGCAGGCACTGATAAGGATGACATCGTTGGTTGGAAGCGAGCTACTGATAAGGTTGTCATCAAGAAGGCTCTGTTCTGTCTAACTGAGGACGATGTATGGTTCATCTTCCCTAACTGTCAGATTGTAGCACGTGAGGCGAACACCGACAAGGCTATCGCTATTGCAGTCAAGGGTCTTGTTCAGGCTCCTACCGTTGATGGTGTGTCACCAGAGTATAACTTTGACGAGTCAGAGGTTAAGGCTTTGGCATAGGGTAAGGTTTCAGGATAACATCGGGGTGGAACGTGGCGAAAGACCACCTCCACCCTTTTTTATTTTCATTATGAGTAAAGCAAGTAAATTAATATCAGATGCAATCTTAGGCAATGATTATGCGATTGTCTACGTGAATAACCAAGCATACGCTATTCAACCTCCTACGATTAAGCGGTTGGCAGGTGCTATATCGTGTATCAGTGACATAAATCTATCAGAGGGTAGTTCAATAAAAGAGATGCTCCTATCTGCAAAGGATAGTGAAGCATATGCAAAGGCTCTCTCGTGGCTTATGGCAGGCGATTTATCCAAGACCAAGGAATTATGCAATGGAACTCTTGATGAGGTCGTAGATGCGCTTGCAGCAGGTTTTGACCTTATCGGCATTGCCCCTTTCTTGAAAGCTGTCAGTTTGACGAAGAACGCAAGCCTGCTGGCAGCAACACCGAAGTAGTCGGAAATAAAACCCTTTTGGGACAAATAGCGTCATTCATGGATAGCTTGCATCTAACGTATGACGAAGTAGTTAATCAAATTCCTTATCGTAACCTCATTATCATGCAGAAAGACAAGCAACACGAGGCTTTCGGTGATGTGGTGAAGAAAATCAGTGGTAAGGAACTCGCAAAAAGGAGAAGAAAGTAGATATGGCAGAATTGAAATTCCGTGTACAAGCGGACTATGAAAAGGTTCAGCGGTTACGAGATGAGATAACGAAGTTAAAGCAGGAGATTAAAGGTGTAGATGCTATTCAAGACCCTACATCCTTTAATAAGCTGAATAGTAAATTACAACAGACTTCTAAGGAATTAGGGAATGTCACTGGTAAGATTGCCGAAGCATCTGCTGCAATGGAAACAGACTTTAAGCAGAAGATATTTGCAGCATCGCAGGGTGTCAATGACTTTACAGAGAAGATTATTGCACAGAAGGCTGCTGTGCGTGCAGCGCAAGAGGACGTGCGTAGGCTGTCAGAGGCTTATCGAGATGCAAAGAGAAATAATAGTGACAACGCAGATGGACTTCTTTCGCAGGTGAGAGGTGCCAAGTCGGTACTTGATGAACAGCGAGCAGCACTTTTCTCGTTGACGCAAGAGCAGGCAACGGCAAGGCTATCAGTAAAGAAACTCCGTGACGAATACGCATTGTTACGGCAGGAAGGTGGCGGAACGGCAGAAACCATGAACCTGCTTACTGGTAAGCTCAAGCAGATGAGCGGCATGCTTCTTGGCGGCATGGGACTGAAAGAGCTTGCAAGCAGAATTATATCCGTCCGTGCAGAGTTCGAGAGCATGGAAACATCCCTTAAAGTCCTATTGGGAGGTAACGAGGAGCGTCTAAACAATATCATGGGGCAAATTAAAGAATATGCCCTTGCATCGCCACTGAACACAAAGGATATGGTCGGTGCGGTACAGATGATGACATCCTTTGGTATCGAGGCAGAGAAGTCTATTGACTACCTAAAGGCTATTGGTGATGTATCAATGGGTGATGCTGGTAAATTCAACTCCCTTGCACTTGCTTTCTCACAGATGAGCAGTGCAGGAAAATTGATGGGACAGGACTTGCTAAAATGTGTGGCGTGATAGGTAGGAATACCTATTATAATTATCGGGTAAAATCGGTGAACCCTAAATTTACTGAAATCGGTCTTTGAAATATTGTAGAAAATTAGTATCTTTGTGCCAAGATATAAAACAGATGATAGATGCAAAAATATTACGTTTATATTTGGTACTTAAAGAGTTCTAAGGAAGTTTTCTATGTTGGGAAAGGTAGCGGAAATCGTGTAACAAGCATGAAAGACCGCAATAAACATTTTCGCAACATCAGAAGTAAATGCGAATGCGACTACGAAATTGTTAAATACTTTGATGATGAAGAAGAAGCATACGATTATGAGTTGAAACTTGGAACAGAGTATAAAGCCAAAGGTCAAGCGTGGTGCTGTTATGTTTTAGGCAAAACAGATAAATTTCTATCAAATGAGATGAAGAAGA